CCGTAGAGATGGGTTATTCTTCTTTCAAGAATGTACCTGCTTCTTTCACCGACTTTATCGTTGCTTACGCTGCAGAGCGTGTTGCTGCTCGTATCGAGCAAAACATCTGGGCTGGTGTTAACGCATCTGCTGGTCAGTTCGCAGGTTTCCAAACTTTGTTCGCTGCTGATTCTGACGTTATCGATGTAACCGGTACTACCGTTACCGCTTCTAACGTAATCACCGAATTGGGCAAGGTAGTTGACGCTATCCCTGCTGCTCTTTACGGTAAGGAAGATTTGTACTTGTACGTTCCTCAGAACGTGGCTAAGGCCTACGTACGTGCTTTGGGTGGCTTTGCCGCTTCAGGAGTAGGTGCAAACGGTGTTGACAATGCTGGTACCACTTGGTTCAACAATCAGGAGTTGTACTTTGACGGTATCAAAGTTGCCGTTGCAAATGGTTTGTCTTCTAACAAAATGGTGGCTGCACAGAAGTCAAACTTGTTCTTCGGTACCGGTTTGTTGAGCGACAAGAACGAAGTTCGCCTGATTGATATGGCTGACATCGATGGTTCTCAGAACTTCCGCTTGATTATGCGTATGAGCGCTGGTATCCAATACGGTATCGGTAGCGACATCGTTTACTACGGAGCTTAATTAATTTCAAAAATCCTGATAGGGGTGGTGGTGTAATGACGCCCCACCCCTTTCTTTTTTAAACCAACTAAAAAAACAAAACAAAATGGCTTGTGCATTATCCCTTGGCCGAATCGAACCTTGCAAAGACGTTGTAGGTGGCATTCAGGCGGTTTACTTTCTGAACTATCAGAATCTTACGGTTACCTACGATGTAACCAATACAGACGCTATCGATACATTGGGTAGCGGTTTGACGGCATACAAATACGAATTGAAGGGTACGTCTTCTTTTGAGCAGGCAATTACTTCAAGCCGTGATAACGGAACTACGTTCTTTGACCAAACCTTGAACCTGACCTTGCACAAGTTGAGCAAGCAATCACACAAGGAAATCAAGTTGATGGCTTACGGCCGTCCTATCGTAATTGTAGAAGACCGCAACTCTAACTTCTTTGTTGCTGGCTTGGAACACGGTTGCGAAGTAACTGGAGGAACGATTGTAACGGGTGCTGCTATGGGCGATATGAGTGGTTACACTTTGACGCTTAACGGACAAGAGGCGGTTCCTGCTAACTTCTTGGACGGCACTTTGGCTGCTGCTGGAATTTCTACTATCGTTGTAGGTACCGACTTCTGATTATGAGCAAGCAATCTATCTACAATATGCTTGCCTCAAAGGCAGTAAAGGTTGAATTGTCTTTAGTTAGCGAACTTATCACACGAGTTCAAGAATCAAAAGAAAAAATAAAATCTTTGCGTGACGCAGAAGTAAAGTTGTTCAACATATTTGATGAGGCTAATCGCTTGGCTAAAGATTTGGATGTTGAATACGGAGGCGCACTTTCTTTGACTTATGTTATTACAAAGTCTATTGAAAGAACGGAAGTAGCAGCAAAAGAATTAGGACTTGATGTAAATTCAATCAAAGAGATTAAAGACATTAGGGCTGCTGAACAAGATTTGCTTACGGCCATATCAAAAGCAGATAACACAATTAAAGCTTATCGCTCACTTTAATAAGAAAGCAATTTCAGAAAGGCCACCTCCGGGTGGCTTTTTTGTTTGTAAGAAAAACAAAACGTCCGACTTGAGTTAATTAGAGGATGAACATTTTAACCACAAGCGCAACAGCGCAGAATTTACAAATCATCCCTCGCTCGTTTCCTGCTTCTGTATCGGCACGGTTAACGAATGAGTCCACCAATACCACCCAAACGCAAACAATCGCTCCTACAAGCGCAAACGGTTATATGACGTTGAATGCTGCTTGGACCTTAAAGGAAGCAAACTTTTACCTATTGGAGGTATTTGATGGCGTAAATTTGATATACAGAGGTCGTGTATTCTGCACGAACCAAACAAACTTCGAGAAGTTCACGGTAAACAATGGCGTTTACACGCAAGAGCAGGCAGGAGATAACACGTTCGTAATTATATGAGCAACATACGATTTATGGCCTTGAACTCCTACGTTAAGCCGCAGGTAAAGGAGGTTAGTGGAAAGCAATGGATTGAGTACGGAGATGATAACAATTATTTCCAATACCTAATCGACCGCTACAATGGAAGTCCTACCAACAACGCTATTATCAATGGCGTTATTGATATGATTTTCGGCAAAGGTCTTGCAGCAACAGACGCAGCACAAAAGCCAGATGAGTACGCAATGATGATGTCGTTGTTTACCAAGAACTGCGTTAAAAAAGTCGTTAGTGACTTTAAGATGATGGGCAATGCTGCCTTTCAGGTGATTTACAACCAAGACCATTCCAAGATTGTAGGTGTTGAGCATATCCCGGTAGAAACCTTACGAGCTGAACGTGCAAACGAAGACGGATTTATCCCTGCGTACTACTATGCAAAGGACTGGAATCGAGTAGCCCAACGCAAAGAGGTACCTGTACGTATTGAGGCGTTTGGTATGTCTAAAGCTGGAATCGAGATTCTGTATATTAAACCGTACAAAGCGGGATACTACTACTACGCACCCACGGACTATCAAGGTTCCTTGCCGTATGCCGAATTGGAGGAAGAGGTAGCCAACTACCATATCAGCAACATCAAGAATGGCCTAGCACCGTCAATGCTGATTAACTTCAACAACGGAACACCTACCGAAGAAGAGCAGACGTTAATCGAGGCACGTATTGCGGATAAGTTTTCTGGCAGCTCGAATGCCGGTCGGTTTATCTTGGCCTTCAACGACAACAAGGAACTCGCAGCAACAATCGAACCCGTACAATTATCAGACGCAAGCGAGCAGTACCAATTTCTTTCGTCTGAATGTACGCAGAAGATTATGGTAGGCCACCGTGTAACGTCTCCGATGCTTTTGGGTATTAAGGACAATAGCGGCCTAGGTAACAATGCTGACGAGTTGAAGACGGCATCTATCCTGTTCGATAACGTGGTTATCCGCCCTTTACAGGAGATTATCCTGGATGCAATAGAGCAAGTGCTATCTTACAACGGAGCGTCTCTAAACATCTATTTTAAGACGTTGCAGCCGTTGGAGTTTAAGGAGGAGATTGTTGCTCCTGCCGAGGTTATTGAAGAGAATACAGGCGTTGAGGATAGCAGCGTTGCTTTGTCTGCTGACGTGTCGGACGAAGTGCTAAACGAAATGTTTGAAACGCTGAACGAGTTTGGCGAAGACGAAGATTTAGACAATTGGGACTTGGTGGACGAGCGCCCGGTAGATTACGAGCAGGAAGAGTATTTGGATTCTATTTTGCAGTTCGCTAAGACCGGGGAAGCATTCCCAAACGCTAAGTCTGACCAAGACGGTGAAACCAAAGACGGCCGCAAGTACAAGATTCGTTACTCCTACGCGCCGGGAACTACCAAGACCAATAGCCGTGAGTTTTGTAAGCTGATGGTAAGCGCAAAGAAGGTCTACCGCAAGGAGGACATTATGCGTATGCGTAAGCAAGAAGTTAACGCAGGATTCGGGCCACGTGGTGCATCAACATACGACATCTGGTTATACAAAGGAGGCGCACGTTGCCACCACTTCTGGATGCGTAAGACGTACCTGGCAAAAGCCGAAGGCGTAACTCCTGACGCTAAAAACCCGAATGCTGACGTATCGGTAAACCAAGCTCGCAAGGCAGGTGTAAAGTTGCCACAGAACAACGAGAAGGTAGCAAAGCGCCCAGTTGATATGGATAATGAAGGATTCTTAAAACCACGCAAATAATGCCAACTGCTCTTTTCATCAAGCGTGAGGATATTGTCCGTAACACGGTAATCTCCGGTAATGTTGATACGGATAAGTTTATCCAATTTATTAAAGTCGCCCAAGAAATTCATCTCCAGAATTATACCGGCACAAAGCTTTACGATAAGATATCAAACGACATTCTAAACAACACCCTTGCCGGTAACTACTTGTCTTTGGTTACAGATTATCTGCAACCTATGCTCATCCACTTTGCGATGACAGAATACCTGCCGTTTGCGGCCTTTACGGTAGCCAATGGAGGTGTATACAAGCATACTTCAGAAAACTCCGTAAACGCAGAGAAAATAGAAATTGACTACCTAGTTGAAAAGGAGCGCACCATAGCCAAATACTACACGGAGCGCTTTATTGACTATATGTCTTTTAACCAATCCCTTTTCCCGGAATACAATGCAAACGTCAACGAAGACATCTACCCGGACAGAGATTCCCGCCCGGCATCGTGGGTACTATAAGGTAAAGAGCGAGAATCTAATCAAATTACAAAAGTATCTCGATGGAAAGTCCAAATAATACCATACAATGGGGACAAGGTTCCGCCTACAACGAAATCGGTTGGGGGCAGGGCTTTATTAATAATATCAGTTGGGGGCAAGTTCACCCCAATTCCTACGGACATCCAGAGACGAACCTCACGGGTCAAAGCGGTGAGGCGTATATGTATTTTTATTCACAAAGAGTACAGGCAGCAGGAGGCGTTATTCAAAACGCTACTTGTGCTGAAGCTCGAATCGATGCCTTATTATGAGCAGTTTTTACGATGACGCCTCTTGGCTCCTTATTCCAAGTGGAATTAAGGAAGATATAGTATTTGCCCAAAAGCCAACCAGCGGATTGGGTGACCTCACCTTTACGAGGGCATCTGATGCTACCTATACAGATAGTACAGGGGTGGTTAGAAGGAGTCCTTATAATTTGTTGACGTTCTCTGAAATGTTTTCGGATGGTGTTTACACAAAAGTCGCAACAACAATCACGGCAAACACTATTGTTGCACCAAATGGAACATTAACTGCCGATAAGCTTGTATCGACATCAGCCAGTTCTTCACACTCCGTTTATCAAAATTTAGGCAACATTGGAGACGTTAGAACAATAAGTTGCTTTGTTAAAAAAGCGGAATACAGGTACGTCAATTTACAATATGGAACGGCAGTAACAAGATTTGACTTTGATACACTAACTTTTTCTGGTGGAACAGGTAACTCATATATTGACGCAGGAGATGGGTGGTATCGCATATCATCTATTTTAACGGCAACGGTAAACGCAAGGGCCTCAATTGCAATACCCGACAATTCTGGCAATGTATCATACGTTGGAGACAATGTTAGTGGTACTTTTATTTGGGGCTTTCAAGCGGTTGAAGGCACTTCCGCCCTTGACTACTTCCCAACCACCAACAGACAAGACGTACCACGAATAGATTTCAGAAACGCAGACGGGACATTCAGTAGTTGTGGTCGCTTGTTGCTCGAACCCCAACGCACCAACTCAATCCGCAACTCATCTATGGTGGGAGCCGTGGCGGGGAGTCCTGGGACTTTGCCTACGAATTGGTCTATTTCTGCAGCGGCAGGACTTACGCAAACTGTTGTAGGTGCTGGAACGGAAAACGGCCTTCCTTATATTGACTTGCGATTCAATGGAACGGCATCGGCATCGGCACTTCGATTTAAGACTGATGCCGATACCGCCATTGCGGCTTTGCCAAGTCAAATTTGGACAAGTTCGTGTTATTTTAAATTGTTGGCAGGTGTTTTGCCGTATATCACTTTGCGTAACATTTATAGAAATGCTGGCTCAGGTGCCATAATAACACCACAACAACAATTTGATTTAACTTCAACGTTAACACGTAGGACTTTTACAGACGCTGGCGCACCTGCTTTGACTGCATTTGTTCAACAGGAGGTTTTAGTATCACTTGTAATAGGTCAAACGTTTGACTTCACCATCCGCATCGCTGCACCTCAAATGGAATTGGGGGCTTATGCTACTACGTTCATTCCTACCACTACGGCAGCGGTGACGAGGTTGGTTGATAACGGGCAGTTGAGCAACGTGTAT